ACAAGGAGGTATGGAGTTGATCGTAGAATTATTGCTTGTCCTGATCCTACTGGTAGTGCAAGAAAAACAAGTGGGGTTGGCGTTACAGATCATACGATTCTTAGAAGGTCTGGTTTTACTGTTATGAGTCCTAAATCTCCCTGGAAAATCAGGGATAAAATTACTGCTGTTAATACTGCCCTGCTTGATGCAAATGGAGATCGAAGAACTTTTATTCATCCAAGATGTAAAGAATTGATAAAAGCACTTAGAACTCTTACTTATGCACCGAATACTGG